GAAGGTAATTGGGTTGATGTACATGAGCAGTATGGTAAATACGATGCTATATTACAAGATACTTATGCTGATCCTCATAAAGCAGCATTTCAAGAGCTTATAAATAGATATGCTAAAGTAGGTTGTAAAATAACATATTGGAACGGTTTAGATACTAATCTTGGTTTTGATAATGTAGAGTTTCACGAAGTATCTGTTAGTCCACCAAGTAATCAATATTTTGATAAAACAATATATAAAGTACCTTTAATAATTAAAACAAGCGAATATGACGATACCCTCTAGCGGAGCACTTAGGTTTGTAGGAATATTTTCTGAATTAAACGAAGATGATTATACTGCATTTAATAGTGACGGTGAAAGCTTTAGTTTAAAAGACATGAGCACAGGCGTACATGGAACTATAAATTTATCCAACATGAACGCTAACAAACCTGATAATACAGCTCCTCACGCAGCAAGTGAATTTTATGCTTATGATCATGAAAACAGTATGGGTAGTTCACCTTTATCATTGGGTACAGTTAGTTATAACAATAGTAGTACATCAACTATAACAGTAACACATGCTGAGCACTCTGATTGGTGGGTTAATAGTAAACCATCATGGGTTAGTATAACATCAGGTAATTATGGTAGTGGTAATGCTGATCAAGGACCTGGTAGCGTAACACTTACAACATCTACAAATAGTTCAACAAGTTCAAGAAGTGGTAGTATAATTGTTGCGTTTAGCGTTGGTGGTTATGCTGCCGCGGCAAATGCTGTTAACGGTGCTTCAACTAGAACAACTAGTATAGCTCAAGCAGGTGCACCAAGTGGACCTCCAGGTGTCCCACCAGGTGGTAATGGTAGAGGATTTAACCCGTAGGGTATATAGTTACAGTGCCAAAAGCACTTTAATTATCATGTATTATCTGTGATATTATATAAGTGAAATATATATTTATAACAGGTCCTGCTAGATCAGGACAAACAACTATAACAAATAAGCTAAACAAGCATGAGGATATTCATATTTATGATGAAGAACCTCCTTGTTTACCATGGGATTGGGATAATCATAAAAGAATTAACGATCTATTAAAAAAAATAGACTATTCTTTAAAACTACAAAACCATAAAGATATAGTTGGTATGGCTGGTTTATATTATTTAAAAGCAATACCAGCGTTAACAAAGATATATAAAGAGATTTATTTTCATATTTTAAAAAGACCTTTTAAAGATGTTTTACAAGGTTATTTAGATAAAATTGATAATGGTGAAAATAGACATGACATAAGTATGTTATCTCGAAAGTTCTTTATAAAAAAAGATCCTACAGCTGAAAACTGGGAGATACCATTTCCATATTATCAAAAGTTAGAAGAATTAAATGATTTAGATAACTATAAATTAGCTATTGAAAAATATTATAATGAATATCATGATATAGCTAAACAATATGAAAAGAAATATAACAATGTTAAAATATGGGATAGTGAATATCTTATAAAAAACAATAACTATTTAAATTTAATACAATGGCAAAAAAAATAAACAAAGAAGAATTAAAAAGTGTTCAAGATAAGGTTAAGTTAATTAATCATTTTCAAATGCAGATAGGTGCATTAGAAGTGCAGAAAGACGCTGCTATAAGCAAACTAAAAGGAACTCAAGAAGAACTTAGTCTTATACAAACATCATTAGAAAGTAAATACGGTAAAATGTCCGTTAATATTAGTGATGGAAGTTTAAAAGAATTACCTAGCGAAAATGGAACACTTAATTAGAAAGATCAGTATAGGTAAAGACTACAAAAATGATGCGATGCATTATGCTGTAGGACAAGAAGTATATGGAGGTCACACTATAAACTGTATTATTGAAGAAAAAGATAAATTCAGTATATTAATAAAGAAAGACAACGAAATACTACCTTGGAAAGATTTTAATAAAAACATGGCTATATCTGTNGAATATAATTTAGAATACTAATGAATACTGTATTTAATTATATTATAAAACCTGTTGATGATAAGAGGTATAAAAACACAAAAGCAGTTGGTGATAAAGAATTAATAGTTAATACAGATAATTTTAATCACAACTATGTAAACAGGTTTGCTAAAGTTGTGGGTAAACCAAAACATATTGAATCTTCTATTGAAATAGGTGATTTAATTGTTGTTCATCATAATGTTTTTAGAAGGTGGAAAGATATGCGTGGTAAAGAAAAAGACAGTAAATCATATTATAAAGATGATATGTGGTTTGTGAACAATGATCAAATATTTTTATATAAAAGATATTGTTGTTGGGAAGCAAATGATGGTTTTTGTTTTGTTAAACCAATACAAGCATTAGATCCATTAAGTATAGAAAAAACAGAACCTGAAATAGGTATAATGTCATATCCTGATAAATTTTTACAAGATCAAGATATAAAATCTGGTGATTTAGTTAGATTTAAACCAAATACAGAATATGAGTTTATTATAGATGGTCAATTATATTATAGAATTTTTAGCAATTCAATTACAATGAAATATGAATATCAAGGAAACGAAAAAGAATATAATCCAAGCTGGGCAAAAAGCAGTTAATGAATTAATTAAAGTTGCTAAAGAACCTATTGTTGATAGTGATGATGATATTAGTGCAGATAGATTAAAAAATGCTGCAGCAACTAAAAAGCTAGCTATATTCGATGCTTTTGAAATATTAAGTAGAATACAACAAGAAGAAGCTATATTAAATGATAAACCTATAGAAGAAGAAATAAAAACTTTTAAAGGTTTTGCTGAAAGAAGATCTAAGTAATGGCTTACGAACAAAGTTTATATAAAGTTATACAACCTATAAAAATAAATACCATTAAAAGATTAAATAAATACTAAAAAATGGAAATACGGGTATAACAAAGAGCATGATGTTGTTATCATATCTAAAAGTGGTATGATTGGTGACATATATGAAATACAAAATTTGAAGATAGCTTTACCTAAAACACCATCAAACGTTCATAGTTTTGATAGTGATTCTTGGCAAGCAGTTGAGATACCTAAAGATCTTAGTAGGATAAAAACAATATTTGATTGGAGAGATTATCCTCAAAATTTTAAAGATAAATATATAGACTACATAGAAAATGAATTTACAAAAAGAGACGAAGGTTTTTGGTTTAATAGCAAAGGTGTCCCTACTTACATTACTGGTACTCATTACATGTACTTGCAGTGGTCCAAGATTGATGTTGGGAAACCAGACTTTCGAGAAGCAAATAGATTATTCTACATTTTCTGGGAAGCTTGCAAAGCAGACAAACGTTGTTATGGAATGTGCTATCTTAAAAACCGTAGATCGGGATTTTCTTTTATGGCCAGTGGAGAAGCAGTTAATATGGCTACAATTAGTTCCGATGCACGATTCGGCATATTGTCCAAATCTGGGCCCGACGCCAAGAAAATGTTCACAGATAAAGTCGTACCAATATCGGTCAATTATCCGTTCTTTTTTAAACCCATACAGGACGGTATGGANNGNCCCAANACCGANCTNGCATANAGNGTTCCCGCATCAAAGCTCACAAGACGGAACATNACNAGTACNAGTGATANNCCCGANGNGCTNACAGGGACTCGATACAACGATCGATTGGAAGAACACCGGTGATAACTCCTATGATGGAGAGAAACTCAAACTCCTCGTCCACGATGAATCAGGCAAGTGGGAGAGGCCGAACAACATCCTCAACAACTGGAGGGTCACGAAAACGACATTAAGGTTAGGATCAAGAATTATAGGTAAATGTATGATGGGGTCAACGAGTAACGCTCTTGACAAAGGTGGTGATAATTTTAAAAAACTATATAAAAACTCTGATGTTACAAAAAGAAACCGCAATGGACAGACTAGCTCGGGATTATATAGTTTGTTCATACCTATGGAATGGAACTACGAAGGATTCATTGATTCTTTTGGCTTACCTGTATTCGACACACCAGATACTGAAGTTAGAGGACCTTTTGGAGACTATATAGATATAGGTATTATAGAGCATTGGACAAATGAAGTAGAGGGTTTAAAACACGATGGTGATGCTTTAAATGAATTTTATAGACAGTTTCCACGTACTGAAGAACATGCTTTCAGAGATGAAACTCAAAACAGTATATTTAATTTAGCAAGAATATACGAGCAAATAGATTTTAATGAAGAAGCTGGTGCTAATAATAACCTTACAAGAGGTAATTTTCAATGGCACAACGGTATAAAAGATAGCAAGGTTATGTTTTATCCAGACACAAAAGGTAGATTTAAAATAACATGGACACCTTCTATTTTATTACAAAATAATGTAATATTTAAAAATAATAAAAAATATCCTGGTAACGAGCATATGGGTGCTTTTGGTTGTGATAGTTATGACATATCAGGAACAGTAGATGGTACAGGGTCAAAAGGCGCTTTGCATGGTTTAACCAAGTTTAGTATGGAAGATTCACCAGCTAATCATTTCTTTTTAGAATACATAGCTAGACCACAAACTGCTGAAATATTTTTTGAAGATGTATTAATGGCTTGTATATTTTATGGTATGCCAATACTAGCAGAAAATAACAAACCAAGATTATTATACTATTTTAAACGTAGAGGTTATAGAGGCTTTAGTATGAACAGACCAGATAAAGTGTGGAATAAATTATCTGTAGCAGAAAAAGAAGTTGGTGGTATACCAAACTCTAGTGAAGATATTAAACAAGCTCATGCCGCTGCTATAGAAATGTATATACAAGATCATGTTGGTATAAAAGGTGATGGTTCGCATGGAAGCTTATATTTTAACGAGACATTACAAGACTGGGCTAAATTTGATATAAACAACAGAACAAAACATGATGCTTCTATAAGTAGTGGATTAGCAATAATGGCTTGTAATAGACATTTATATAATCCTAGTGCCGCAAAAACAACAAGAAAACTAAATATAAAGATAGCTAAGTATAAACAAAAAGGTATGCTATCAAAATTAATAACAGAATAATATGGCTGAATCAATAACAAAAGATCACTTTCCTAGTCAAGTAGCTAGTGATATGGAAAAAATAAGTCCAGAATATGGTCTTAAAGTGGCTAAAGCCATAGAATCAGAGTGGTTTAAAAGAGACGGGGTTACTTATAGATTTTCTAGTAATCAAGATTCTTTTCATAAGCTTAGATTATATGCTAGAGGTGAACAGTCAGTTCAAAAATATAAAGATGAGTTATCAATAAATGGTGACTTAAGCTATTTAAACTTAGACTGGAAACCAGTTCCAATAATACCTAAATTTGTTGATATAGTTACTAATGGTATTGCAGAAAGAGTTTATGATATAAAAGCATATTCACAAGATCCATATGGTGTTAGTAAAAGAACAGCATATATGGAAGAACTGCTAATAGACATGCAGAATAAAGAGCTTAATGAGTATACTAAATCAGCTTTTGGTGTTGATATAATGAATACAAACGTAGAAGAATTACCTGATACTAAAGAAGAATTAGAATTACATATGCAGCTTACTTATAAACAAGCTGTTGAAATAGCTGAAGAACAAGCTATAGCTACTATATTAGAAGGTAATAGATATGAGCTAACAAGAAAAAGATTTTATCGTGATTTATGTGTTTTAGGTATTGGTGCAGTTAAAANNACATTTAATAACTCTGANGGTGTAAGAGTTGAGTATGTAGATCCAGCTGATTTAATTTGGTCATATACAGAAGATCCTTATTTTGATGATATTTATTATTGTGGTGAAGTAAAAACAATACCAGTAAACGAATTAGTTAAACAGTTTCCTGATTTAACACAAGATGAATTAGAAGAAATAGCTAATCAAACATTTAAAAAGACTGGTTATTATGCTAGTTCACAACAGTTTGATGAAGCTGATAAAAATCAAGTACAAGTTTTATATTTTAATTATAAAACATATGCTAAAGAAATTTATAAAATAAAAGAAACTTCTACAGGCGCTAGTAAAATAATTATTAAAGACGAAAGTTTTAATCCACAATTAGATGCTGAGTTAGAACAAAGGTTTGGTAAACTAGAAAAACAAATTGAAGTTTTGTATGAAGGAGCACTAGTAATTGGCTCAGAAAAATTATTAAAATGGGAGTTAGCTAAAAACATGCTAAGACCTAAGAGTGATTATACTAAAGTTAAAATGAACTATAATATAGTTGCTCCAAGAATGTATAAAGGTAAAATTGAATCATTAGTTAGTAGAATAACAGGTTTTGCTGATATGATACAGTTAACTCATTTAAAACTACAACAAGTGTTATCGCGAATGGTACCTGACGGCATATATATGGATGCTGATGGCCTAGCAGAAATAGATCTTGGTAATGGTACTAACTATAATCCACAGGAAGCTTTGAACATGTTTTTTCAAACAGGTTCGATTATAGGTAGATCATTAACGTCTGAAGGTGATATGAATCCAGGAAAAGTTCCTATTCAGGAAATTCAATCTGGAGCAGGTGGTGCAAAACTACAGTCATTAATTCAGACTTATAATTATTATCTTCAAATGATAAGAGACGTAACCGGATTAAATGAAGCGAGGGATGCTAGCACGCCAGACGCGAAATCACTAGTTGGTGTACAAAAAATAGCTGCAGCAAATAGTAATACAGCTACAAGACATATATTACAAGCTGGTTTATTTTTAACAGCTGAAACAGCACAAGGTGTATCACTTAGAATATCTGATATTATAGAGTATTCACCAACTAAAGAAGCTTTTATACAGCAGATAGGTGCTCACAATGTTGCAACATTAGAAGAAATGGCTAACTTACATTTATATGATTTTGGTATATTTATTGAGTTAGAACCAGATGAAGAAGAAAAACAACTATTAGAAAATAATATACAAATGGCTTTAACACAGCAAAGTATAGAATTAGAAGATGCTGTTGATCTTAGAATGATTAAAAATGTAAAACTTGCTAATCAATTACTAAAAATAAGACGTAAGAAAAAGCAAGAAAAAGATCAAGAATTACAAGAGAAAAATATTCAAGCTCAAGCGCAAGCAAATGCTGAAGCTCAAAAAGAAGCTGCAGCTGCTGAGGTTCAAAAGAATCAAGCTTTAGTACAAAGTCAATTACAGTTAGAACAAGGTAAAGCTCAACTTGAATCACAAAAAATGATGCAAGAGGCAAATCTTAAAAAATCACTAATGGCTTATGAGTTTCAATTAAACATGCAGTTGAAACAAATGGATACTAGTAATGTTGATAAAAAAGAAAAATATAAAGAAGATAGAAAAGACGAGAGAACAAGAATACAAGCTTCTCAACAGTCTGAACTAATCGATCAAAGAAATAGTGGTAAACCACCTAAAAAGTTTGAGTCTACAGGTAATGATAACTTAGGCACAGGCTTTGATCTAGGAGAATTTATACCTAGATAATTGTTTAATTTTATAATATTATATTATGGCTAAAGATGAAAAAAAGGTAGTTGAAGAAGTTCAACCTACCGAAACTAAAAAAGAACAAGCACCGGAAAAAGTAGAATCAGAAGGCGGCAATATGAAAGCGCCTGCTAAAAAGAAAGCTACTAAACCTAAAAAGCTTGTTCAACAAGAACCTACTGTAACAAAGGTAGACCTTAGTAAACCAGTAGAAGAGCAACCAAAAGATGATAACGTTGCTAAAGTTGATTTAAGTAAAAAAGAAGAACCTAAAGAAGAGGTTAAAGAAGAAGTTGTTGAAGAAGTAAAAGACGAACAACAAGCTGAAGAACCTAAAGAAGAAATAGTTGTTGAAGAAATAACTGATGAAGAGGTTGAGCAGAAAGTAGAAGAAACAAAAGAAGAAGTTGTTGAAGCTATTGAAGAAGCTAAAGAAACAGGTAAACCTTTACCAGAAAATATTCAAAAAGTTTTAGACTTTATGGAAGATACTGGTGGAAGTCTTGAAGAATATGTAAAACTAAATCAAGANTATAGTAGTTACGATGAAAATCAATTATTAAAAGAATATTACAAACAAACTAAACCACATCTTACAGATGATGAAATTAGTTTTGTTATGGAAGATCGTTTTTTCTTACGACGAAGAAGTCGATGAAGAAAGAGATGTTCGTAGAAAAAAATTAGCATTGAAAGAGCAAGTTGCTGATGCTAAAAGCCATTTGGAAGGCTTAAAATCCAAATACTATGCGGAAATTAAAAGCGGTGTTAAGTTAACACCTGACCAACAGAAAGCTGTAGATTTCTTTAATAGGTATAACAAAGAGCAAGAAGGTGCTCAACAGAAGACGGATGTTTTTAACAAGAAAACTAATGAAGTTTTCAACAACGAATTCAAAGGTTTTGAATATAAAATTGGTGAAAAAAGATTTAGATTTAATGTTAAAGATGTAGATAAAGTAAAAGATAACCAAAGCAATATTAATAATTTTGTTAAGCCTTTTTTAAATAAAAGTAACGAAATGGATAAAGCTAAAGATTATCATAAATCTTTATTTACTGCCATGAACGCAGATGCGGTGGCAAATCATTTTTATCAACAAGGTAAAGCAGATGCTATGAAAGAAAGTGTTGCTAAGGCGAAAAACGTAAGTATGGACCCAAGACAACAATTTACTGGACAAGTTGAAGCTGGAGGTATGAAGGTAAGAGCGGTTTCTGGAGATGATTCCAACAAGCTTAGAGTTAAAATTAGAAAATAAAGTTTAACAATTAAAAATTAAAAATTATGCCTTTTGCAAGTTCAGGCGCTTATTTAGCGCATTTAACTCCGCGTCCTAGCCAAGATGTATACAATGATAATTATTTATCATTTGATAGCGCATCTGGTGGCGGAACATTCGCACAGCAGTTTTTACCAGAAATCTACGAAAAAGAAGTAGAAAGATACGGAAAGAGAACAATCTCTGGTTTCTTAAAAATGGTAGGAGCTGAAATGCCAATGGCTTCAGATCAAGTTATTTGGTCAGAGCAAGGAAGACTACACGTCGCATATGACGACGGTATATCAGGAGAGTCTGCTAATATTAACAATGCTGACGGTAACTCAATAACTATTCCAGTAGAATCTGATGGATCTAGCTTAATTAAAAATCACGATACTATCGTAGTTTCTAACTTAGCTGGTACTAAAGTTCTTAAGTGTTTAGTTGTTGCTAACGGTGGTACTGCTAACATTACAGTTGCTCCTTATACACAAAGAAGATTATCAGGAAATAACGACGCTGGTGCTAACACTGGTGGTGTTAATTTTGATAATGATGAAAATGTAAAGATTTTCGTTTATGGTACTGAGTATATAAAAGGATCTTCAGGTTTAGCTGGATCTATGGACGCTCAATTCACTAAGTTTAGTAACAAACCTGCTATCATGAGAGATAGATACAGAATCTCTGGTTCTGATACTGCTCAAATTGGTTGGGTTGAAGTTACAACTGAGAATGGAGCTTCTGGTTACTTATGGTACTTGAAATCTGAGCATGAAGCAAGATTAAGATTTGAGGATCAAATGGAAATGGTATTGATCGAAGGTGAGGAAGTAAACATGCCTACTGGTCACACATTCCAAGGATCTGGCAACTTCGCGGTTGGCGGTACTCAAGGATTATTCTCTGCTCTTGATGCTAGAGGATTAGTATGGACAGGTGCAGACTTTGACGTTTACAGAACTGCTGGTAGTGATGCTACTGGAGTACAGTATAGTCAAGTTGGTCTTGATGAGTTTGATACTATTCTTCAAGAATTAGACAAGCAAGGTGCTATCGAAGAAAATATGATGTTCTTAAATAGAGCTACGTCTCTAGAGATTGACAACATGTTAGCTTCTGTAAACTCTGCTTTAGCTGGTGGATCATCTTATGGTGTATTCAACAACGATTCTGATATGGCACTTAATTTAGGTTTCTCTGGTTTCAGAAGAGGTTCTTATGACTTCTATAAAACTGACTGGAAATACTTAAATGACTCTGTAACAAGAGGATTAATTGGTGACATCGAAGGTGTTATTGTTCCTGCTGGAACTTCAACAGTTTATGATGAATCAATGGGTAAAAACGTCAAAAGACCTTTCTTACATATAAGATATAGGGCTTCTGAAGCTGATGACAGAAAAATGAAATCATGGATCACTGGATCTGTTGGTGGAAATTATACGTCTGCAGTTGATGAGATGGTAGTTAATTACCTATCAGAAAGATGTTTATGTGTTCAAGGTGCGAATAACTTCGTATTATTGAAAGCGTAACACTTATTATTAAAGATGATGGGTGCTTAGGCACCCTTCACCTTTATTTTTTACAAACTTTTTAATTATATTATATCATGGAAAAAACAAAAAAAGTGGTTAAAGAACCACAAATTCAAGTACAACAAAAAACACAGGTTGAAAAACCTAAAACTTCCCAATGGGAAATTAAAGACAGGACGTATATGATCTTAGGAGAAGCGCCACCT